TGCTGAAGGACGGCAAACGTGAGGACTACAAGTCCAAGATGGCCGAAATCGGCAACATCAACGACGAGATCACGGAGGTCAAGGCCTTCATCGACGAGCAGGACCGCCAGTTCCTGGAACGCAAGGACGATCCCGGCGAGGCGAAGGACAAGGCTGCTGAGCGCGGCAATACCCTGATGAAGGGCGGCAGCATCGCCCTGAGCGCGCAGGAGGTGCGCAAGGGCCTGTATCTTGCCAGCAAGTCCGTCACGCTGGCGACCACCACTGGCGCGGGCCGCAACATCCGCGACGGCATCGGCAATATGGTCAGCTCCATTATCGACCAGGTCTACGTGCAGGATCTGACCGGCATGGGCTCGTTCCTGGAGCCCTACGTCATCAGCGAGCTGGACGCCAAGGGCGGTAAGGTATCGACCAACGCGGGCAAAGCGCGTACCGCTTCGAGCGACCCGACCTTCGGCGTGGCCAAGATCAGCCCCTATGAGCTGAACACCACGAGCTACGTTGACCGCAACATCTCGCGTCTGAGTCCCGCAGGCTACTACGACAAGATCTACGGCATGGCGCTGCGCGCGATGCGCCGCAAGGCCTGCGGTCTGATCGCCAACGGCGACGGCCAGGCCTCGCCCGACATGTACGGCATCAAGAACGCCAAGAACACGGCGGGCAGCGCGATCTTCGCTTCTGTCGACGTGACGGCCATCAACGAGAACATTCTCGACGAGCTGTTTTTTGCTTACGGCAGCGATGACGCCATCGGCCAGAACGCCCGTCTCTACCTGACCAAGGCAGACCTGAAGGCCATCGGCAAGCTGCGCAACAGCGACAAGGAGCGTGTGTTCAAGATCCGCTACGATGCAGGCAATCCCAACATCGGCACCATTGAGGATGGCGGCACGATCATCCCGTATACGATCCTGCCCGACCTGACGAGCCTGTCCGGTGCGACGCAGTCTGCCAGCGCTGCGATCCAGACGATGCTCTATGGTGACCCGAGCAACTACGAGCTCGGTCTGTTCGGCGACTTCACCGTCCGCGTGGACGAGAGCATCAAGGGCGAGGAGCGTATGCTCACAATCCTGGGCGACACGATGATCGGCGGCAACCTGATTGTCGACAAGGGCTTTGTGGTGGCAACGCTGCCGAAGAGCGGCAGCTGATAACCGATGGGCCTGACGGATGACCGCCGGAAGGCGCTGGCGGAGTACTGCCGTGTAGATGATGACGATGCGCTGCTCAGCGGCTTCTTCATCGCGGCGACCGGGTACATGGAGACCGCAGGCATTCGCGAGCCTGAGATCGGATCTCCGCGCGCGGCACAGTACGACCTGTGCGTTAATTATCTGGTTCTTGATATGTACGACCGAAGAGACGTGAG